CGGAGGCCTCGTCGCCGGCGAACAGCCGGATGGCGCCGGCGGCGGTCGCGCCGAAGCCGACCATGCCGGCGACGCTGCCAAGCCCATCGACGGCATCGCCGAGCGCGGCGGAGACCGAGGCCGAGAGATCCGCCGGCAGGCCGGCGGCGAGCCGCGCCACGTCGATGCCAGCGAGGGCGTCGATCATGGTGAGGCGCGACGCCTCCTCGACCCAGCCGGCCACGTCGAGCGCCGGCCCGACGATGCCCATGACCGCATCCAGCGCCGGCCCGACGATGCCGGCGATGCCGTCGGCCAGGCCGACCGCCAGGCGACCGCCGAGGCCGAGCGCATAGGGAGCTGAGCCGGCACCCTCCTCGACGAAGGCGAGGTCGAACGAGGCATAGCCGCGGCGCCCCCGCTCGGCCGTGGTCGAGATGTCGAGGCAATGAACGGTCAGCGCGCCGAGCGCCGGCAGCACCAGCGCACCGGGCCCCATCTGGTTGCAAGCCGAGAACAGCGCCTCGATCTCGCCCTCGAAATCGTCGCTGGCGACGTAGGCGCGAACCGTGAAACGGCCGGCCTTGCGGCCGAGATCCTCGACGACGGGAGCGTCCCGGCCCGGAAACTCGTGCACCTGCAGGCGGCGACCACCGGCCTGCCCCTCGTTCTCGACATAGAACCGGACCCCGCGATAGGAGGCCGGGCGCAGCGTCGCCTGATAGTCGCGCATCACATCGGCCCGACGCGGCCGCCCGGCCGGGAGCCGGCCATGGAGATCCCGACCTTGGGCTGGATATTGCCGCTGCCGGTCGCCGACATGCCGGTGACCTGCGCTGGCCCCTCGACCTTGACGCGCACTTCGACCAGCGCCTTGGAGGTGGGGTCGAGGGTGACCTTGCCCGTCACGTCGACCGGCGTCGGCGCCGCAGATCCCAGCCTGTCGCGCGGTGCCTGCGGGCTGAGGGCCGCGCGATCGACCGCGAAGCCACGACGCTGATCCTCGAACTGCTGCTGCACGCGCCGATAGTCGAGCCCGCGCAGGCCAGCAACGGACCGCTGCAGCACATTGCCCGCCTGCGCTTCGACCTCTGCCTTGTCGGCCAGAGCCTTGTATTGAGCGATCTTACGGTCGAGCCGGTCGATCTCGGCATCGAGCGCAGAGCGGCGGCCGCCAACAAGAGGCATACTGTCCCATCCGCCACCTCCGCCACCGCCAGCCGCCCCTTGGCCAGCCTGTGGTGTGCTCGAAGGCGCGGGGAACATTCGCGCCGACAATCTCTTGGTCTCGTCAACGAAACGTGCGGTCGTGTCGAGCCATTCGGAGGCCATGGACGGCATGCCGCGACGCCTGGCCTCCGTCTCGGTGAAAGTCTCGCCCGGGAGCCGCGGCATCGCCTGCGCAGCCCGTTCCTTGTTGATATCGCCATAGCCGGTCGCTGGACCGATCATCTTGAGCATCCATTCGGCCTGCGACGACGACAGGCCCATTTTCATGAGAAGGCTCTTGGCCGAAGGCGTATTGCGGTCGATCGCTGCGCCGACCTTGTCGAAACTCTCCGCTATGTTCAGGACGTCTTCGGCGATGTTCTTGATCGTCGGAGCGAGCTTGCCGCCGATGATCGTCATCACGCGATCAACAGCCGCCGTCGCCTGATCCCATTTGCCGGACGTCGTGCTCATCGCGCGCGAAAGGCCGCGTGCAACAGTTCCTTGCGACTGGTCGACTTCGCGCAACTTCGCTTTGTAATCGTCCCAATTGTTCATAAGGGCGAGAATGGCGGCGCGCGATTCTTCCTCACGGAACAAGCTTCCGATGAGAGCTTGCTTCTTGATGTCCGACATACCTTTGGTGACGTCATGCAATTTCTCGATCACGACCTCGAAGGCGTTCGCGCCGCGCTTCTGGGCAGTCTCCATCAAGGCCTTCAGGTCGATCTTGACGCTCTTGAAGGCCTTGATCGTCTGCGGAGCCAGGAGCTTGCCGAACGCCTGCTTCAGGTTCGTCGCGGCCTCCGATCCCGTTCCCGTCGTCGTCTTCACGACCTCGAGCATCGCCACCAGGCGCCCCAGATCCTGCGTGCCCTTGAAGCCCAATCGCTGCGCCGCGGCGGCGACCTCAGGCATCTCACGGGCCATGTCCTTCATCTCGAACGCACCGATATTCCCGGCGGCCGCCATGCGGTCATAGGCCTCCGCGAGCTGGTCGATGCGAATCCCGAGGTTCTGCATCACGGCATTGCCGGCCTTCGCCGAATCGAGGAAGTCGGTCTGCGTCGCGGTCGCCGCCTTGATCACCGCCGGCGTCGCCGCGATGGCTGTGTCGAATGCCATGCCCGCCGCGACCAGGTTCTGCGTGACCTCGCCGAGCTGCTGACCGGTCGCGCCGAGCCGGGGCGCTTGGCGGCTGAGCGTTTCGGTGGCTGCCGCAATTTCCTTGTCGGTTGCCCCAGCCGTGATGCCGAGCTCCATCATGGTTTTTTCCAGTTCCATGTAGCGCTTGGCGGATTCCCGCACGCCTTCGATCGTCGCGCCGATCGTGGCGTAGCGGGCCATGGTTGACCACACCTCGCCGCCCACCCTGCCGAGGGTACGGTCGACCTTGCCGAGAGCGGCGAGCTTGCCCTTGATCTGGTCGAGCTTCCCCGCGACCCGGGCAAAGGCCGCGCCGCTCCGATCCGCGGCCGTGATGACGGCCCGGGCTTCCAGGGTCTTGACCATGGAGCGTCAATCCTCTTCGGAGGTGAGGTGGTCGAGCGCCGCGGCGTGCCACCAGCGCAGATCGGCGAAGGTCAGGTCCCGGAGGTCGGCGGGGCGCCAGCCGAGGCCGAAGACGAGGTCGAGGGCCGGTCCCCTGACCTCGCCTGCTGAAAAAAATCCTTGATGGCCTCGTGCACGGCCAGCACGTCCGGCAGCTTCAGCTGCGGCAGGAAATCGGCGGCCTCGCCGACGACGAGGCGCTCGGCGTAGCGACCGATCGCCTCGACGTCGTCGATCAGGGTGACGCTCTCGCCCTGGCGGGCCGGGATCTGGATGTCCCCGATCGCCTGATAGTCGGGCCAGGTCGGCATGCGAAGCACCACGGCCGTGACCTTGCCCTTGTGCCCGTCGATAGGAAGGGCCAGCGGCACGAACCGGCTGCCGTCGCCCCGGCGCTCGAAGCGCTCCGTCACGGGCCGATCCTCCGGTAGCTGGCCGAGAAGATCGACAGGCCGGTGACCTCGCCGTTCCGCCGGTTGATCTTCGGGTCACCGTGGAAGCCGCCGTCGGTCCACAGGTGCTGCACGCCGGTGTTCTCCTCGGTCAGAGTGACGTCGACGTCGGCGAGCATCAAGGCGCGCAGGTCGAGCCCCCTGTCCTCGAAATTCACCTCGGCCCCGTAGGGCTTGGATTCGATGGTGCGGTAGACCGAGCCGTCATCGTTGGCGGCGGCTTCCGTCTTGATGTTGCTCGGGTCGACATTGACCGTGCCACGAGTCACGATCAGCTCGCCGGTGGAGAGGCGGATGCGCATCTCCCCACCGAATTTCTGCGCCGGCATGGCGGCCTCCTCTCAGGTTGTGGTGTCAGGCCGCGTACTGGCTGTACAGCGTGGCGTTGGCGGCGAGGATGTCGAGCGGGTTAACCCGGTCGAGCGGCAAGAAGAAATCCACCCGGTTGGCGTTCCCCGCATTGCGCTCGACGATGATGCTCTCGGCGAAGCGCTGGTTGTTCTCGAACACGCCCTGCCGGCAGAGCTGCAGGTGGGCATGCACGAGCGTCGCCTTGATCTCCTTCGGGGTGGAGATCGCCTGCAGGGCGCCGGGATTGTCGTTGGCGATCGCCTTCTGGCCGTGCTCGTTGGCCATCTCGATGCGCAGGTAGCGCAGCCCGTAGGTGAGCTGGAACATCGCCTGGATGTCCCGGAACGTCGCATCGGGCTGGCCCAGCGGGCCGAGCTGGTAGGTGGTGACCAGCTTGTCGACCTTGACCGTGCCGGCCTTGTCCGCCGTCCAGGTCGACATGCCGGAGCCGTTGAGCGTGTTGCGGGCCGCGTAGTTCCAGCGCTGGCTGGAACCGCGCGGCGGCTTCACGCCGCTGACCGCCAGGCCGGTCTGGTTGCGGCTCACGCCGCCGGTCACGCCGTCCGACAGCCACGGGAACACCCGCGCGGCGAAGCCGGCCGCCCACAGCCAGGACGGCGTGGGGCTTGGCAGCACTGCCAGGGCGGTGCTGTGGCGGTCGTTGCGGGCCAGGCCATGCGTCGTCTGCGCCGAGAAGGTGCCGACGAAGGGATAGAGCATGTGGCCGTAGATCTGCCGGTTGAAGGCCCACCGGCCGGACACGTCGTCCAGGGCAGTCTGGATCGCCGCCAGGTTGGCGCTGTCGCTCCAGGGGTTGACGATAAGGTCGTACTCCTCGTCGCCCATGGCGGCGAGAACGGCGCTGACCGAAGGCGTGCCGGCGCCGGCCGTGCTCGTGGCGATGGTGAGCACGCCGCCGCCGAATATGTTCGAGGCGGCGCTGGTCCCCGTCCAGAAGTCGAGCTCGCCGAACAGGGCGCCGAGATGGCGCGCGGTGACAGTGACGACATTGGTCGCCGCCGCGGCGGTCACCGGCAGCATTGCGCCGGTGTTGAGGTCGACATAGGCGTTGATCGCGGCCGCCAGGGACGTCGCCACGATGGCCGCGGTGTCCGACGCGCCGATCGTCACCTGCAGCCGCTCGCCGGCGATCTCGATGATGCCGACGCCGGCCTTGCCCGGCAGGGCGCCGACGGTCAGGGTCCAGGTCTGCGCCGTGCCGGTGTCGGTGACCGAAGCTGCCCAGATCTCGGCCGTCGGGGCGTTGGCCCGGGCGATGCGGTACATCTGCGCGAGCTGCGAGCCGGCGCCCCAGCGGGTGTTGGCCTCGAGCTGGGAGGCGACGGGATAGAGCGAGCCGTCGGCGCCGTTGCCGGCCGAGATCTTGTGGCCGAGCAGGAGGAGGCGGGACCGGCCATCGTAGGGACTGCCGCCGCTGTTGACCTCCATGGTCATGAGCGGGGCGACCAGGCCGCTCCCGGGAATGGAATTGAAGGCGACGGACATGGATTACTCCTTCGCAGCGCGGCGGGACGGCGCGGCCGGCGCCGGGACGGGAGCCGGCACGACGACGACGTCGCCATCGTCGATCAGCCGGCGCCAAAAGAAGTCCATGGCGTCGGGATCGACCGGCGCACCATCGGCCGGCAGCAGGACATAGCGGCCAGCCGACAGCGGCCGGTCCGGCATCGGGATTTGCGCGTCCGGGACGGCAGGACGGACGGTGACGGTGGTCATGGGCTCTCCGGGGCGGCCAGCTGCCATTTCAGGAGGGGGTCTTCGAGCCGCGTCAGCAGCTCGGGCGGGGGCGTCAGGCCGGCGATGGTCCTGATCACCTGCAGGTTGCGGCTGTTGGCCGGCAGGCCGGCGGCGAGCGTCGACAGCGGCTCCGGCAAGAAGCCGATCGGATCCGGATGCTGCTCCGCGCCCATGCTGAGCGACATCGGCAACATCCGTGGCAGCGAGAGCAGCCGAAAGGCGGTGTAATCGAACACCGCATCCGGCCAGATCGATTCGGTGTGGACCGACCAGGTGACGGTGCGCGCCGCCAGGCGGGTCTTGCCCTCGGCAACGCGCAGCGGCACCGAATGGGTGTCGCGGACCTCGCGGGCCACGACACGGAACTTGGCGTCGATCCCGTATCGCAAGATCCGCTCGATCTGCCCCTCGAGGAGATCGAGCAGGCCCTCGTGCTCCGCGTCGGTCACCACCATGTCGGCCGAGCCGACCGTCTCGGTCGTGCCGTCCGGTGCCTGCACTTCCATGGTGCCGCGCAGCGCGAGCATCAGCTCGAAGACGAGGTCGACGGTGCGATCGATCGGTTCGATGCCGTCGCCATAGGCGCCGCCGCGCTCGGTCTCGGTATAGAGCATGACGATCGGGCGAGGCTCGACCTCGTCGAGCTGATCGACCACGTCCATGCGGGTGTCGTAGATTCGCGGGCCGGCGATGGTCGGCCAGCGCGCACCCTCGACGCCGTACAGAGCCGACGGCGCGAGCGTCTCCAGCGTGGCGATGCGCAGCGCGAGGCGGTGCAGGCCCATCAGATCGCCTCGATCGGGATGCGGCGCCAGAGATATGCGCCGGTGTGGCCGGTGCCGATCCGCCAGCGCGTCCCATCGGCCTGGCGCAGGATCACGTCGCCACGCCGCAGGTCGATCGCCGGATCGGCTATGTCGATCGCCGGCTTGCCGACCCTCACGCCCGGCCTGTGCTGGGAGCGCAAGTCGTAGGCGTTCGGGGTGCGCAGCTCGCCGGGATCGTCCACCCAGATCGCGCGCAGATCGAAGGGCTGCCGGCTGGTATCGGGCGCCGGCGCCGCGTTGGGATCGGTGCCGAAACGCATCGGCGTGACCGAGAAGGTCTCGCCGTACCAGTCGAGCAGAGGCGCGGCCGCCGCCGTGGCGGCCGCGTCGAAGGCGGTCACGTCACTGCACCTTGAAACGTGCGCTGGCGTTCGGGCGGCCCATGACCACGATGCCGCGCGATTCGGTATAGGCGAAGCGCCGCGGCGGGTTGTTGTCGGTGTAGACCGTCTGGTAGAGGTCGATCGACACGATCGTGCTCTCGGTCGGCACCGCTCCGAAGGCCCGGATGCCTTCGATCGCCTGCGAGGCAAGGATCACGTCATAGTCGTCGATGAACTTCTGCGCGTTGCCGGCATCGTCCTCGTAAGTCTGCTGATAGACCCAGATGTTGGTGTTGCCGACGCGGCCCATGAGCGCGCCCATGGAGACATCGACCGGGGCGATCTCGACAGTGTCGCTCCGCCCCAGATTGCGGTCGAGGAACTTGTCGAACTTGGGATCGACGCGAAACAGCTTCCAGGCCTCGGTGCCGAAGACGACGTCGGTCGGAAAGACGCCGCTCTTGCTCAACACCAGCGTCAGCCATGCCTCGAGGTTGTCGACCGGGCTGACTCCGGCCTGGCCCCATCGGTTGGCGCCGGCAAGGGTGACCTTCAACCCTGCGTCGCGACCGAGGTCGAGCACCGCGTCGCCGAGGTCCTCGGTTGCGATGGTGAGCGCCGCATCCCGCAGCATCGTGGCCGCGAACCACTCCAGGCGGCGCAGCCAGGCCTTGCGCTGCTCGGCAATCTTGTCGACTGTCAGCGCCTCGAGGCGGTCGGCCGGGGTGACCTCGCCCGCGTAGCGCTCGCCCGCCCGGCGCTTCATCGCCTTGGCCGGGTTGACGGCATCGTTCATCTTCATCGGCAAAGGCTTGAACAGCTTGGTCACGTAGCCGCCGGTGGTCACCGGCCGACCCGGCGCGTCCTCGTGAACGAAGGGCGCCAGCTTGGCCCCACGGGTGATGATGTCGAGGTCGACCGTCTCGGTGTCGAACGTCATCACCGACGGATAGAACTTCTCCAGCAGGAACGTCCGCGGGGTCTGCACCTTGGCTTCGAGAACGCGCGCCAGGGTGTGGGTGTCATAGAGCGTCGCCATGGTGGCGCAATCCTCTCGATGTCGGTGGAAGGAACCGCGGCGGACCGCCGCGGCAACGGGTCAGGCCAGGACGGCGCCCCGGTCAGAGCGTCAGCGGCGAGCGCAGGAAGATGCCGGAGCCGGCGAAGGCCGCCTTGAGCGCCGCAGCGGTCCAGCTCGCATCCATGGCCAGGAGGTCGGGGTTGAACTGGCCGAGCTTGTAGACCGGCCCAACCAGGTCGCCGGCGGAGGCGTCGACCGCATCGACGGTGATGCCGCGCGGCACCTGCGAGCCGTCATTGGCGGACGCGACGCACTTGATCCACTTGCCCGAGGCGGTGACGCGGCCGACGACGGTCCACTGCAGCAGGGTCTGCCCGGACAGGATGGTCTCCGGCTCGGCGAAGACCTTGAGATCGCCGACCACCACGTGTGTCGGCGAGAAGGATGCGGTTTCGACCAGGTTGCGCGCCATGGCGGTGATCCTGTTTGCGAGGGTGGGAGGGGAGGCCGCCTCAGGCGGCCTTGCCGGCGACGCGGTCGAGCGCGCCCATCAGGCGCTCGGCCGGATCGTTGTTCTTGTCGGCGGCGGGGGCCGCGTCCGGAGCGATGTTCGGGTTCGGCACGCGCCCATCGAGGCGCGCCCCCTTGGCCTCCTCGGGCGCCTTGACGAGGATGGCTGCAGCCGCCTCGACCGAGAGCTCGGTCTCGAAGGCGAGATGTTCGGCGAGCTCGCGGCGGCTCTTCGCCGCGTCGCTGCCGAGGATGGCCTTGCCACGGGCCCGCTCGGCCGAGGCCCCGGCGGCGAGGCCAGCCTTATGCCCCTCGGCACGGGCCGCCTCGATCGCCTGCGCCGACGCCATGGCGGGGGCCGGGGGCGCGGCGGGCGCAGTCTCGGGATTCGCGGCAGCGTGGACCGCCGCAAGCAAGGAGGTTTCCATGGTCTGTCTCCTGATGGGGCGGTCAGCCCCGGTTGACGGCCTTGACGAAGGCCGCGAAGGCATCGTTCGCCGGGCCGACCGCATCGGCGAGGCCTACGGCAACCGCCTCGGACCCGCGATAGTCCTGGGCTTCGGTCGCCAGGGCGCGGCCCCGGTCGAGCCGGGCGCCGCGATAGCGGCCCACCGCGCCGGCGAAGGTCTGGCGCATGCTCTCCAGCTCGGCGCGGATCCTGCCCGCGACGGCATCGGGCAGCGGCTCGAAGGGATTGCCATCGGCCTTGTGCGCGCCGGCGGCGAGGATCGTCACCCGCACGCCATCCTTGGCGAGCCGCTCGGAATAGTCGGCATGGAGCGTGATCACGCCGATCGACCCGGCCCGCCCGGTCTCGGGCAGGACCACCTGGCGCGCAGGGGCCGCCAAGAGATAGCCCGCCGACAGCGCGTGGTCGGTGAGGATGGCGATGGTCGGCTTGAGCTTCGATAGGCCGGCGATCATGTCCGCCGTCTCGAAAGCCCCCGCCACCTCGCCGCCGAAGCTATCGACCTCGAACGCGACGCCCTTGACGGCGTCCGAGCGCGCCGCCCGGACGATCTGGCTCTGCAGGCCCTGATACGAGGTGCGGCCCGAATAGGAGCCGACATAGGCGCCCTTATGCACCAACGTGCCCTCGACCGGGATGACGGCGACGCCGTCGACCAGGTCGAACGGGGCGAGGCCCTCTCGGTCATAGGCTCGTCCGAGCCGGTCGCCGACCCGGCCCGCGGACGGGCGGCCGCCGGAGAAGGCGATGTGCTCGATCGCCTCCGCGCCGAGCACCATGACGCCACCCTCGACGATGCGGCCGCCGAGTGCGGCGGCGATGGCGCTCGCCTTGCGGGCATCCACCATCAGCGGCGTGTCGAACAGGCGCGCCGCGATCTCCGGGCGAAGGATGGTCATGCCGGCACTCCCTCGGCCTGCGGGGCAGCGTCGGCCCCCTGCGCCGCCTCGGCGGCGATGATGGTGGCGGTGCTGGTGGTAACGCGCTGCACGCCCTTCTCGGCCAGGACCTCATTCTCGAAGGCGATCTGGTCGATGACCTCCTCCCAGTCGCCACCCTGCTCGGCGCATTCCGCCTCGAGCGTCGACAGCACCCCGTCGATCCGCACGCCGGCGGCCTGCGCTTCCTTCACCGGGTCGACGTAGCCGCGGCCCGGCCCGATCCAGCGGGCCTGCGTCCAGGCCCCGGGCATGTCCCAAAAGGCCGGCGCGCCAGCCGGCACGCTGACGTAGCCGCGATCGAAAGCCTCCTCGAGGAACGCGAGATAGATCGGCGCCACCACCTGGTCGACGAAGGTCGAGAACAGGCGGCGGATCGCCCGCCAGACCTCGTTCAGGGCGGCCCGCGCCGAGGAATAGTTCGTGCGAGACCAGTCCATGGCCAGCTGCTCGTAGGAGAGCCCGAGCGCCGAGGCGATCGACTGCAGGAACGCCGACTGGAAGTCGCGAAAGGCCGCGCTCTGCCGCGGCGCGTTGTTCATGGCGATCTCGTCGCCGATCGGCAGCACCGGGATGCGCACGCCGCCGATGCGCGGCGGATTCTTTTCGTAGAACTTCAGCCGCTCGTCCGCGAAGGTGGATGAGGCGATATTGACCAGCGCCGTCGCCTCGGCCTGCGGCAGGTTCGACTTGACGAAGGCGGCGAACAGGGCGTTGACCGCTGCGGCAGCGAGCTCGTGATCGGCGTGCTTGCCGAGCATCCGCAGCTGCACCATCAAGGCCGCGAACGGCGTGACGCCGCGGGCCTGGTCCTCCTCCTCCGGCTCGAATCCATGGATGAAGATCGGCCGTCCCCAGTCGGTGCGGGCCGGCACGCGCTCCCAGCTCGACCCGTCGCCGGCGCCGATCCAGTCGCCGGGGTGCCGGTTGCGGATATGCGCCGCCACCACCTCGCCCTCGGCGGTGATCTCCAGGCCGCCGCGCAGCGTCGCCTTGTCGGCCGCGCCGCTTGGATTGGAGATGCGCGCCGGGTGCACGACGCGCACGCAGGTCGCATAGCGCGTGCCGCCATCCGGCCGCCATTTCAGGACGGCCGCGCACTCGTTCGATGTGATGTAGCGCCGGCCGAGCTGCCGCAGCAGGCCCGGCATCATCACCTTGCGCTGCGCGTCGCAGCGGCGCAGCGGGTCGTAGGCGAACAGACGCCACTCCGCCTCGATTTGCCGGCGAACCGCCCGGGTCTGCTCCGGCGTCAAGCCGAGGGCCGCGGCGTCCGGCTTGGCCGAAAGGCGCAGGCCTGCGCCGACCAGCATGTCGAGCAGGCGCGAGATCGCGGCGCGCGCATGCGGGTTGTTGCGGCCGAGATCGGCGACGCGCGCTTCGGTGATGTCCTTATCCGGCAGGATCGCCGCATCGGCCGAGAGGTAGGGCGGCCGCCACGCCGCCGTCTCCTGTGCCGTGGTCGACGCGGCACGGTAGGCGGACGCCATCGCGCTCTTGCTCGACCAGCGGATGCCGGGAGCCGGCCGCGCCGAGAACGACATCAGAAGATCACCCCGATCGCGCCGGGCGGCGGGCAGGCGCCAAGCTGCGCCTCGAGGCGCTTGATGTAGGCTTCGAGGTCGGACCGGTTCATCGGCGTGAACTTGGTGCGCCGGCCTTCGACATCGAGCTCGACGACGGCGGCGCCGGTCAGCAGCCGATGCAGCACCGCCCTGGCCTGCTCGAGCATTTCGGCAGTGGTCATTCGTCGAGCCCTTGGTTGAGCCGCGCCAGGCGGTCGAAGATCGATTCCGGCTTCGCCGGCGGCGGCGCCGCATGCTCGGCGGCGCGGTTGCTGGCCCGGGCCTGTATCGGCGCCGGGGTGAAGAGGTCCGGCGTCACCACGCCGTCGGGGACACCGCGCATTTCGGCCAGCGTCTGCCAGTCTGCCGGCGACATGCTGTTGAGGCCGAGATGGTCGGCGAGCGCCATGTTGCCGATGCGGCAGTCGAGATAGTGGTTCTCGCCGCGCTTGGCCCAGCGCCGGCCGGTGACGCGGCCGCGCACGGTGATGTCTTCGAGATATTCCGACGTGATCTGCTTGAAGTAGATCTCGTCGAGCCACAGCCCGAAATGGCAGAACCCGGGCGGATCCCAGGTCGAGCCGTCCGCCGCTATCCGCGTCTTGCGCAGGTTGTCGTAGTGCTCGCGCTTCAGCGACCAGGTGCCCGTCTTCCAGAGCCGGGCGCCGTTCTTCTGCACCTTCCCGTCGAGCGTGATGTCGACCAGCTTCGCCTGCGCGCTGATCGCCGGCCTGGCCCATCCATCTTCACCCTTGAAGGCGTAGGCATCGAGCCGGGCCGAGGTCCAGGCGAGCACCTGGTTGACGCGGCCACCGTCGCCGGCATCGACGCCGATCGCATCCAGCGAGCGCCGCTTGCCCCAGGCGTCTTCGTAGGTCCGCTCATAGAATTCGCCGAGCAGAGACCAGGCGCCGCGCCGGTGGTCGGTGGTGTCGCCGTCGATGAAGGCGACGTCGACCGTCCAGCTGCGCTTGTCCGGCGCCCACGCCACCACCTCGACGTAGAGGCCGGAGTGCTGGACGTCGACCATGGCGGTCAGCATCAGCGCCTGGGCCGGAATCCGACGCCGGTCGTAGGGCTCGCGCCGCTCCATCAGCCGGATATGGTCCGGCGCGTCGCCCCGAAACTTGTAGGGCAGGCCGAGGACAACGTTGGTGAAGTCCTTCCTATCCTTCTCGGACCGCTGCGCCGTTCGATAATCCTCCGCGATGGCCTCGAAGCTCATCATCAGCGAGATGAAAGCGTCGATGTGGAAACCAGGATGACGCGATGGATCATCCGGATACGTCGCCACCCAGCGGCCGCCGCGCACCATCAGCACCCGGTCGAGCTCGGTGATGACGCAGCCGGCGCCGATGCACTCGTAGAACGAGTTCTTGGGCTCGCGCAGGTCGGGCCGGAAGCGGTCGAACGTAAAGACCTGCTCCGTGTCGCAGTGCGGGCAGGTCACATGCCAGAAGCGCTGGTCCGACCGCTTGAACGACAGGTCGATGCGGCAGTGTCCAGCCGTCTCGCCGCTGTCATCGCCCGTATCGACCTCAGGCGTCGAAATTTCGAGTATTTTCCAGCCTTTTGTGCGTCGAAACGCGGTAAAACGGCCAAAAAACAAGGTTTCTGGGTCGCCAAAGCCCGGAATATTCTCCCACTTGGAGACCTCGTCCTTAACCCCCTTCTTCGCCGTCTTTGAACTCAGGTCCATGACGGCGTTGGCATTGGCCAGGGACAGGTATCCGCCGGCGAATTTCTTTTCAAAAGTTGAGCTTCCCGCCGCCGACCTCGACGTCTGCGGCAGGAAAACCGTCCGCTTCGCCCGCTTCTGGAAGGCGTCGATCAGCGGCTGCAACTTCTGCGAATTCAGCTTGCGCAGCGCGTCGATGCCCGGGACGGCATAGATCATGTTCGCAGGTTCGCGGTCGGCCACATAGAGCGCCCACCCCATCGCCAGGATCGAGGCGCCGCTCTGCTGGCTCTTGCGGATCGTCACCTGGTTGCAGGGATGATCGTCGGACAGGCAGTCGGCAATCTCGGCGAGATATGGCGCGCCGGCGCTGCTCCAGAGCTGGCCGGCCAGTTCGCCATCGACCAGGACGAGATTTTCCGAAAGCCATTTCGACAGGGGCAGCGGCGGACGCGGCCTGATCGCCTCGGCCAGGCCGCCGGCGATCAGGCGTAGCGCGTTCGGATGGCCCGTCACGCCGCGTCCTCGACAAGCTCACCATCGAACAGGGGCGCGCCGTTCGACAACCGCGCCATGACGTCGGCGATGTCGGCGCGCTGCTGGCTGGCGAAGGCCCTCAGCGCGACGCGAAGGCCATGCGGCCCGTCGCGCCCGACCGCTGCCGCAAAGTCATCGGCCTGCGCCGCGAGCCGGTCGACAATCGCCGCGATCTCAGCCCCGATGACCGAGATGGCAGTCTCGATGCCCTGCCGCCGCACTAGGTCGCCGCGCAGCTCATCGAGCTCGAGGCCGCGCCGATGCGCCTCATACCAGGCCTTTTTGCGCTGGGCCTCGTCCAGACTTTCAGGATCGAATGCCGGTGCCGCCGACTTCGGCGGCTGCGGTGCCTGCGCCTTGAACGGGTCGCCGAAGCGTCCCCGCAGATGATCGTACTGCGCCACATCGACAGCCGACACGCGCCCACGGCCGTCGCGCTCGACCCTCAACCCATGCTTCGCCACCAGCTCGGCGACCTTCTGGGAGACGGTCGGCTTCGACACGCCGTCCCGTTCCGCGATCTGCGAGATCGACAACATGAACAGGCCGGGCGCGCCATCGCTGTTAGGCGGCATACACACCTCTGTTAGGGCTGTTAGCCCGGATTTCGGAACGGCATTACTGGCAAAATCCCGGGCCGCCGCGCGTCGCGACCGGCTGGGGGCGGCGGAAGGACCCGAGGCCGGGGGCACCCCCTCCCGGCCTGCCCGGCCTG